AAAACGCCCTCGGATATTAACGAGCATTTAATTACTCTGAGGTACTATGCTGACCAATGCGCGCACGTTACAGAACTTGGAGTAAGAAAAGGAGTCTCAACATGGGCATTTTTGGCGAGTATGGCAAAGAGGGTTGTTTCAGTTGATGTTAACCACCCAGATGACTTTGGCGGTAGCTTACAGGAAATGAGGGATGCAAGTGAGGAGGCAGGTATTGACTTTGTGTTTATTCTTGCTGATGATCTTTCTATTGAGTTGGAGGAAACTGACCTATTGTTTATTGATACACTTCACACTTACGGTCATTTGAAAGAGGAATTTAAACTTCATGCTGATAAGGCACGAAAGTATATTATCCTGCATGATACGGTATCTTATGATGAGGTAGGTGTTGACGGCGGAGAAGGTATTGGACTTGCCATATATGAGTTTCTTAAAGCTAATCGCAAGTGGCAGATAAAAGAAGAATATCTAAACAATAACGGACTCCTGGTATTATGTATACGCTAATTTCTACAATGGTCAGAGATGACGGAGACTACATAGATGAATGGGTTGAGTATCATCTCTCCATAGGATTTGAACACGTGCTTATTTACGATCACAAAAGTGTTATCCCAGTGGTACCGAAATGGGGAGAAAAGGTGACTGTAAAAAGAATTGACATAGACCTGCCATTCCCGGAGTATATTCATCTTTCAACATTCAGGGACTTTCATGCGTTTTGGATTATGGTTGCTGACGTAGATGAGTTTCTTGTTCTGCTTCAACATAAAGACATAAGAACTATACTACCAAGTTTTGAGAATTTTGGCGGGCTTGGTATTCCGTGGTCAATGTATGGCAGTTCAGGACACATAAAGAAACCTACAGGGCTTGTTAAGGATAATTACCTCTGGCGAACGGTTGACGAAGGTAAGCAGTATGTAAAGACAATTGCAAACAGAAGATTCTTTCAAACTATGAATGATCCGCACTTTGTGCATTCTGCACGAAGGTTAGTCAATGAGGCTTTTGAACCATTTGACGGATCGCTGACAGATTCCCCCCGACAGTTATTAAAGCTGAATCATTACTTTACTCGTTCTTACGAGGAATGGATCCTGAAACGTAACAGGGGAACAGGTTATCCCGGTGTCCCTGACAGGCCAATGGATTGGTTCTGGGGTGTGCATACAGGTTCGACTGTTTATGATCCAATACTTAAAGATTATGAATGACGTTACATTGGTAATAACGAGCTTTAACAGGATGGATCTGCTTCTCAAAACAGTTAATAGTTTCAATGCGTTTAATACATACCCGGTAAAAGAGATTATAATAATTGAGGACTCAGGTAATAGGCAGATGTTATCTGAGGTAAAAAAACTCTTTCCGAACTATAATCTGATTTTAAATGAAAAGAACAAAGGGCTTGTAGAGAGTATTGATATGGCTTATTCACAAGTAACAACACCGTATATTTTCCACTCAGAAGATGATTTTAATTACATCAAACCAGGATTTATTGAAAACTGCATAAAGGTTATGGAGCATGATCCGACTATATTTCGAGTGGGTATAAGGGGTCAGACACATACTAATTCTCTCGACCCTATTGTTCACGATGTGGGAGGCATAGGTTATCGAATGGCAAAATTTTATTCATGGGACGTTGATGCTCACGGTAATCAATTCTGGCACGGCTTCGGCTTTCAATGTGGGATGATTCGCAAAGCACATTATGATATTGTCAAACCTTATACTAAGTATTCAACCCCGCAAGAATTTATAACAGTAAGGGAATGTCGAATAGGATTGGCTTATTATGATTTAAAGTTACTTGCGGTAAGTCTTACTGAAGATTATGCTTTACACACCGGAGGCAAGCGCAGTACATACGGGTTAAGAATGGAAGGTTAAATTAAATAAAAGTACTATGAAAGCAAAAGAGGCAAGAGAAGTAGCAAAAAATGCTGCAAAGCTGGAAATTGATAAATTGATTCTTCTAATTGCTAACGAGGCAAAAAGAGGAGAATGTTCCTTATCCTTAGATTCAATAAGCGGTGGAGCTTACGCGTTTTTAAAAGATGAGGGTTATGATGTAGAAATAACTGAATATCCTATAAACTTTGGCCAAATTATAAAGAAAATTAATATATATTGGTGATGATTCAAATCATTTGTGTTGCCTATGAAAGGCCAGTAGAGCTTCAAACTCTGATTAACTCATTTATTCTTCAGACAGACGGACGGTGGGTACTTCATGTTGTTTATGATGGTGCAGCACCTCCACATATATTAGAAATTATTGAGCCGTTTATCTCTGGAAGCAGGAAGGATTCAAGGATTCATTTTTACCAATCACCTGAGAGGTATCAGAAATACGGACATCCAAACCGCCGGACAATGCTTCAATCAATAGAGTGCCATCATAATGACTTTATCTTAATGACCAATGATGATAACTATTATGTTCCAAGGTTCGTGGAGTTTATGCTAAAAGCAATAACATTCAACACCGGATTAGTTTATTGTGATACGGTTCATTCACACATGGAGTATGGCTATCATGTTTCACAACTGGCAGAGAACTTTATTGATATGGGTGCTTTTATTGTAAGAAGTAACATTGCAAAAGGTACTGGATTCAACCACGACCACTTCAGTGCAGACGGTGTTTATGCAGAGGAATGTATGAGAACCTGTGAGAGAAAGCGATTAAAGGCAGTTAAGATAAATAAGCCTTTATTCATTCACAATTAAAATAAATTTTTATTTGTCATTTGGAATTAATATATTTGTAAATTAAAATAAACTAAAATTCTAGTTATGAATGTAGTTTATATAGTCATCGGAGGCATTACCCTCATCTTAATCCTGATACTTATATTCACTAAAGACAAGCTGAAATGATACGCAAATCAGGCGGTAAGTTTATTGTTGTAAGTAAGAAGGGAAAGAAGCTATCAAAGCCTACTACAAAGGCTAAAGCTAAGAAACGTTTAAAGCAGATTGAATATTTTAAACATAAGAAGTGATGTGTAGATGCAGAAAACCTCCGAAGAAGTAATTTGACATAAAGTATGTGCGATTATGCCTAAGACATCAGGATCATTTAAAAAAGGTCATAAGGGAGTTAAGCCGAAAGGTGCTGTCAATAGAACTACCAAAGAAGCTAAAGAGCTTTTGGAGTTTATCATGTACGGTCAGCTTGAAAATATGATGGATGCTTTGAATACGCTTTATGAGAAAGATCCGCGTAACTACCTTGATGCTTGTTCAAAGTTATTTACTTATGTGCTTCCGAAGAAAACAGATATAACAAGCGGAGATGAAAAATTACTTGCATCGCTTCCTGTAATTGAAATAAGAACAAAGAATGCCAGAACAGATTGAACAGATTATCAGTGAACCTCAAATGGCAATACTTGAAAGCACTGCTAATGTCAATCTATTCCTTGCAGGCACCGGGTCAGGCAAAACATTCTTGGGCGGGATTCTTTCGATTAACTTTATAAAACAATTCCCAGAGGTCAGAGGTGCTATCTTTGCAAATACTTTCGATCAGCTAAATACTTCAACCCTCTTTCGTATCAGAGAATACTGGCAGTCAATCGGTGTTACTGAGTGGAGCAAAGAGAATCCGTCAGGGACTTATACATCAGGCAAAGAACCGCCTCCGCAATGGACAAAGTGCAAACGTAACTTCGACCGCTTCAATAATATAATCTCATTCTGCAATGGAGGGTTAATCTTCACTGGTTCGCTTGATAACTATTTTGCACATTCAGGTAAAGAGTTTGGATGGGCCTTATTGGATGAGACAAAAGACTCTAAGGAAGAAGGAATTAAGGAGGTTATTATTACCAGGTTACGCCAGCCGGGAATGTTTGTTGTAAATGGCAAGGTAAGTCATATAGGTAGGCAAGATCAGCAGTGGAACCCTTTGTATTGTCTTACATCACCTGCGCGAGTGGATTGGCTTAATGAGATGTTTGAACTGGATAAGTTTATAGATGAAATTTCTGCAAAGATTTACTCAGATAAAACCTTTTTCCACAAAGAGTTTAATAGCAAATGTGTTGTAATCAGTTCAACATATCATAATGTTCACAACGTTGGAATCAACTATATCAACAACATCTTAGCGAATAACTCTGAAGAAAGGGGCAAAGCGTTAGTCTATGCAAATCCTTTTGTGATTACCGGCGGAGAGTTTTACAGTTCATTCAACCGCCTTAAACACGTTGTAAAGGCTGAATATGACTCTTCAATGCCTTTACACATATCCTTTGACCAGAATACAGTTCCATATAACTCAGCTTCGATCTGGCAGATAAGAGGCTTAAATAATGTTTGGTATATAAACTGCATTGATGAAATAGCCCTGGTTAATCCACGCAACTCAACGGAAGAGGTCTGTGAAGAGTTTGCACTAAGGTATGCAAGCCATAAATCAGGGCTGTACTACTACGGTGATGCTTCCGGTAAGGCACGTTCAACGATGAACCGGGACTTTAAGCATCATTACGAGATTGTTGAGTTTAAGCTCAGAAAGTTCCTTTTGAATAACTCAGATCGGACAATGAGCAAAAACCCTTCAGTTGTGAAAAGAAGGGACTTTGTTAATCTTATCTTTGAAGGGAAATTGCCTATTCAAATTACTATCAATGAATCCTGTAAGTACTTAATTGGCGATCTGATGTATCTTAAACAAGCTCTGGATGGTACAAAGGATAAGCATATTGTCACCGATAAGGAAAGCGGGGAGAAATATCAGAAGTACGGCCACTTGTCAGACGGCATGGATTATATTTTAACTGAACTGTTTAAATCATATTACAATGGATAAGCGCGACAATCTCATTAAGGCTTTAAAGGAACTTGTTGTAATGTTTGACGAGTGGGTTATTGCTGTTAAGAGTAACGACCTGGATAAGGCAGCAGAGATAAGTCGTCAGTCAAAGATTAAGCGGTTTGAGATACTTAATATGGAAAAAACGCTAAAAAGTAAGATAATTACACTTAACTAAAATATTAGTTACTACCAAATATACGGGTAAAACAAAAAACGCAATGGATAAAGAAAAAGGCTTCGAAGTGTTGGTTGATGTGGTTAAGACAGAGAAAACGCATCAGGATTATAAGCGAGTGACGGATCTGGCCTCAAAGTATTTCAAGATGGTAACCGGTAATGGCATTGAAAAACTGCTTCAACAGATAATCACAAGGGAATCAGAGGAGGAGTTTGCACAACGGACAAAGATAACTAAGAGTGTAGTTCCGGCAATACTCAATTCAACAAAGCTGCCTTTTCAGAAAGCTACAAGGAAACAGCCAGAGGTTAGAGATATTGAGTTTCCAGATGATTCTGAAACTAAAGAGTTAGAATTAGAAGGTTATATTGCACGATATTGGGGTGATAAGTCACTTGAGAAATTCATTGAATATTCTCTTATTGATTATAATTATACTGATCCAAATGCTTTTCTAATTACTGAGTTTGATGAATTTGATCCACTGGTTGAGAAAGCATCTCCTTATCCATTCATAGCAACTTCCGAAGAAGCCATAATGTTTGAGTATAAAAACCAGATTCTTCAATATTTAGTTGTTAAGTTACCAATTAAATACCTTGATAAAGGCACTCCACAGGATGGATTTAAATTTACAATATATTTAGGGATGGATACTATTGAGTTTACGCAGGTAGCTCAGGAAGTACAGAATGATCCCGCCTTTGAGGTTATCGAGATTGAAAAGAAATTCTATTCAGTAGTTTACTTTGAGCCTAAGAATGAAAAGGTACCAGCCATACGATTTGGTTTTATATTTGATACAGAAACAAAAGGGCGTACCTTCGTATCTATATTTCACTCTGTAATAGCTTATCTGGAAAAGACTTTAAAGATTGACTCAGAGCTTGATTTAAGTACAGCTATGGTCGCCTTCCCTCAGCGGTTCGCTTATGTAAGTCCCTGTAAGAACCAGGGGTGTAACAAAGGTCAACTCTTAGATGGCTCTGGGATATGTCCTGAATGTCATGGAACGGGACAGCAGGAGTTTCACCGGGGTACAATGGATGTAGTAACGTTAACGCTTCCAAAAGACCCGGCTGAGATTATAGACCTTGAAAGGATGCTGGTTTATAAGTCACCTCCAATTGAGCTTTTAACCTTTCAGCAGGAATATATTGAGTATCTTAAAAAATCAGTTCATGCAATGATGTTTAACGCCGATCTGTTCACACGGGATGTTGTTTCAGTAACAGCCACAGAGAAGATCCTTGAGACAGATAATATGAATGACACTCTTTATCCTTTTGCCCAAAACTATTCTGTTATCTGGGAGTTCGTTGTTAAAGATATAGCCACATATACTGATCTTCCAGGTGCAAGTGTTCAATATATCTTCCCATCAGACTTTAAGATGAAAGGAATACAGGAATTAATGTCTGATCTGAAGATGGCAAAAGATGCAGGAGCTTCCAGTTCTACCATTACAGCTATTGA